TTTAACTTCATATCCTTCTTCTTTAATAATATTATAACTATGACATGATATTGGCTGATAAATAAACGCAACTGTATCTTTATCAACTTTAATTTCATAATGAGGAGCAATAATTTCACCAATTCCTGGACGTTTTATAATTTTTACATTTTTAACGTCAATATCAGATAATCGCTCCTTTATAATTTGCGCCGTTAACATAGGCTCTTCAGAAAGAACATCAAAATCTGGTATTTTTTCTAATTTATGTCTTAAATGTTTTGGCATATATTTTGAATACATTGATAATGCATAGCCACCAAAAAATACAACCCCTTGATCAATAAATGTATTTTGTATATTTTCATATATTTTATCTGATAAATCGTTGTGTGCCATTTGTCGTTGAAATTCAATTTTATGACATTCTTTTCCTTTCAATGGATAGTGTTTATTTAAAAGAGTCAATCGTTTTAATACTTTTTCCCATCTTGAAACATCCCCAGCAGGACGAGATAATTCTAAAAACATTGCCATACGAAGAAGATTTGGTGGGGCATACATTATTCCTCCCACTCTAATAGCTTCTTTTTTTATGGCATTAAATAATTCCTTAGGTAAATAACTAATATCAGCTACAGGAATAAAATTTACATATACTTTATATGTTCCGTGATGTTGTCCAGATTTTGCTTCTACTTCTTGAAACCCATTTTCAATATAAATATCGACGAGTTCTTTGGCATCGATTAACGCGTTCGGGCTATAAAAATCATAGTCAGGAATTTCGGCATCTTTATTATAAAACTGATCTTGTTTTGGTAAAATGTTGTTTATCGCTGTTCCTCCATACGCTACTAAATGTTTTTTTTTTAAAAAAGTTTCTACTATGCCTATTATGCGTTTAATTTCTGGAGAATTAGCCACTTTTCTACCTTGACGTTCTTCCGCTTTATCAACCGCGGTTCTTAAAATGGCTAATTCACAATCTTGAAATGTCATTGTTTTGTCGCATATATCTTTCATATATATATACTTTTAAAAAATGTATAGATAAAATTAAATAAAGTTAAATATCAAACTTATAAAATTCCGATTGGACTGTGCGTGTTGCATATGATAATTCTGGATTTTGAGGAGGAGGTAACGGTATGGTAACTGGTACATAACGCAAATGCTCTGGTTTAAGCACAAAGGCATATCCATTTTCATCAAAAAATATATCATTTTCTTCAACATTTACGTCAATATATTGATACCGCATTCCTAAAAGTTGACATCCAGTTTCTCTCATAACTACTGAACTTGGATTTTCAGGATTTGAACCTTTATCTGGCATCCCTATGGTCATATTTTGCTTGTTAAATTCAATAAGTTCATTTAAATCAGGACTATATTTAATATCGTAATAATGTAACGCCCTCATAAATACTGAATTACTGGTCATATTAATAAATTTATAGAATTCAGGGCATTCTAAAAAGGAGGTATTACTTCGGTCGACAATAATAACTATTTTTCCCATTAATTTTTGTAATTCAACATTACCAAAATTTTTACCGTAATATTCAGAATCATAATCTTTACTCATTAGTAAAGAATCATATCCTTCTAATAACTTGGCAAAATTCTTATACATTTCTTGATTTGTACTCTTAATACGAAGATGAATAATAATTGGGTCTAATGCATTAGGTGCGGTGGATGTTGAAAACGCGTAATCACGAATGATATTCATTATATCGCTAAAATTAATATAATTAAAGGTTTCCTTAACATAATAACTATTGCTAGTGGATGTTGCTACAACTGGTTTATCATTGATTGAGAATATTTCAAAGTCAAGACCTCTTATCCCTTGTTTTAATATATATTTTAGAATACACGTATCAACATAATCATTTTTATAATTTCCCCCACTACAACAATTATAAGCGGTCTTAATATAATAGTCCTTAAATGTATAATTAAATTGTTCAGAAGAATCAATAGACTTTATTTTACCATTCAAGTCTCCATATATAGTACCCATAGTTGAACATTCTTTACTTCTTAAGCGACTATAATAAAAATAATATAGGAATGCGATTAAAATAATCATTAGCGTAACAACGATAAGTAAAAAAACAGCAGTTGATTCTTTCATTTCTGTAATAGATTTTATAGCATTATTAATTGTTTTTTCTTGTGAATTATCCATATTATATACTTTTAAAAAAAAGTATAAAAGTATAGCAAAATAACAAAATAAATTTAATTATGACGAATAAGTAATTAAATATATAGTATTATATTATAAAAATGCCAGGTGGATATATGAATCTTGTTTCAACAGGACAACAAAATATAGTTCTTAATGGAAATCCAGAAAAAACATTTTTTACTTCTACTTATCGTCAATATACTAATTTTGGGTTGCAGAAATTTAGACTTGATTATGAAGGTAGCAAAACATTACGACTTAGTGAAGAATCCACATTTACCTTTAAAGTAAAGCGTTATGCTGATTTATTAATGGATTGTTATTTATCAGTAGCTTTACCAGATATATGGAGCCCAATATTTCCACCACAACAAGTTACTGAAGAAACAAACGCACAAGGTCTAGGAAATGTTGAACAATGGGCCCCTTATGAATTTAAATGGATTGAAAATATTGGTGCCAAAATGATTTCAAAAATTAGCATTACTTGTGGTAATTATACATTACAAGAATATTCAGGGAATTATTTATTAGCCGCAGTACAACGGGATTTTAGTGGTCAAAAAAAAGAACTATTTAATAGGATGATAGGCCAAGTTCCTGAATTGGTAGACCCAGCAAATGCGAATTCTCGTATTAATTCTTATCCAAATGCTTATTATACTGACGATTTAGCAGGTCCAGAACCATCTATTAAAGGAAGGATTTTATATATACCACTAAATAATTGGTTCAGTTTAAAATCACAAATGGCCTTTCCATTAACGTCTTTACAATATAATGAATTACATATTAATGTCACATTTAGACCAATAAATCAATTATTTACAATTCGTGACGTATATGATGCAACTAATAATTATCCTTATATTGCCCCAAATTTTAATGTATGGTATATGCAATTTTATCGTTTTTTACAACCACCCCCAGATGTATCCATTGATATAAATTCATATTCAGACCAAAGAACCTTATGGAATACAGATGTGCATTTAAATTGTACATATTGCTTTTTATCAAATGAAGAACAAACCAAATTTGCATTACAAGAACAAACATATTTAATAAAACAAGTTCATGAGAGAATTTTTCCAAATGTAACTGGTCCAAATAAAGTAGAATTAGATTCATTAGGTATGGTTTCTAATTGGTTATTTTATTTTCAAAGAAGTGACGCGAATTTACGAAACGAATGGTCAAATTATACAAATTGGCCATATAATTATTTGCCTTTAAATGTTATACAAGCACCTACAACAGGGTCTTATATTGTTTATAGAACAACTAGCAGTGGATTAACACCCGTAGAAATAGGCCCTGGTGTTAATCCTGATGGAACATTAACAGGTCTAGTAATTAACCAACCATATAATCCTCAAAATAATAAATTAATATTAGTAGCAATGGGAATTCTTCTTGATGGTTCTTACAGGGAAAATATTCAACCTGCTGGTGTATATGATTTTATTGAAAAATATACAAGAACAACAGGTAATGCTCCACCAGGATTATATTGTTATAATTTTTCTATTCATTCAAATAATGATAATTTGCAACCATCAGGTGCAATGAATATGAGTAGGTTCAATCAAATAGAATTAGAATTTACGACAATTATTCCACCGTTAGATCCTTTGGCTCAAAGCTTAACTATATGTGATCCTGAAACAGGGGCAATTATAGGCATAAATAAACCCACATGGAGAATTTACGACTATAATTTTGATTTATATTTATTTGAAGAACGCATTAATATGGTTAATTTTATTGGTGGAAATGTTGGATTAATGTATGCTACATAATTATTTTCATAACCACCCTTTTTTCATTTATTGTTATTATAAGGGCAATATATTTGTAAAACTTCAATATTATTTATATTATTATACTTATATTTCACCCTTGAAGATTTAAAATTGAAATGCTTTTAGACCCTTAAATATATAAAATAACACCTTAATAATATTTTTTTGTTTTTCTAGATTTTCTATGTTTTACATATTTTTTAAATGTTTTTTTATGCATATTTTTACCCCCATACAATGCTCCATCGTTTTCCAGTTCTTCTTCTGAAACACCATCATTTAACGATTCATTATGCAATTTTTCTATTTTTGATTTAGAACCTATGCCTATATCACACATAACACCAACAATTACTTTATTTCCATTAAAAGCCCTAATTTCTCCTAGTCTTCTGTACGACGCAGGTCTTTTCGTGTCTTTCATAAATATAACATCACCAACTATCATATCTAGTTCATTTTTATATTGTTCAGCACAAACGCAAAGATATTGTGTAGAATATACCTTTAAAATTTTAAATAAAAGTAAATTGTCTATCCAAATATTTTTTGACATATATATATATATTTATTTTTATTAAAATGTGTTATTTCAACAACAAGAACTTTTAGTTATGAAAAATATATATTTAAAATGCTAAAGATAATTGTGGTGAATATTCAAGGGTTTTAAAGCATTTCAATTTTTAAATAAATTAAATCGATATTTTAAATGTCCAAAGATGTAATAACCACCTTTTTCATTTATTATTATTATAAAAAAATATATTTATAAAAATGCAATAATATTTATATTATTATATCAATCATCTTCATTTGTAGAGAAAATATTGTTAATAAAATTTATAAAGATTTATTATTATAATTTATATTATCTAAAATCTCTAATTTTGTAAATGCAATCATACCAATATGAATTATATAATTGTCTATATTCTATTTCATAATTATTTATTTTTTCTAAAATTAATGATGTATTATTTTTTCTATATATTTTTCTCGCTTTACTTATTTTTTTAATTAGTTTATCCATATTTTTTTTTAATTGTCTAGCATCATTTATTAAATTTATATATTTTTCATGTCTTTCTTGTCTTTCTTCATATCTTTTTTTTCCATCATCTGTTAAACTATCTAAATAAATCAAACTATCTACCCATATAAGTTGTTGTACTGGATGATTAAAATTCAAATTCATAATATATATAATAAATTTATGTTTTTATATATATATTTAATATAGAAATACTTCAAAGGTGTAAATACTTATAATTATACTAATTTTGTAAAGACGAATTAGAAGCAGGAGGAGTTGTCTCATAGAATTGACCAGTTGCCGAAATAGACATTGGGTATTTTGGTTCGAAATTAGGAAAATTACCTTGACTTGCAATTGGTATTGCATTTGACACACCTTGACTATATTTATCTGCGGATTCTCTTTTTTTATTATATAATTCTAATCCTTTATTAAAAGACTCTGTCCATAAATCTAACCCTTGATATGGTCTTTTTATTTGAGCATCTTTTGAATCAGGATATATTTGAGCAAAATCAGCGTTATGATTATTATAACCAGTTGTTAAAGGGCTATATTGTAATCCTTGTTGACTTAATTTACCACCAGCGTCGTAAGGTGGAACTTCTTTTGTGAGACATTCATTCTGTTGTTTTGGTCCAGGATTACACCCATGACAATCTATATCTGAGGTACATTGCTCTCCTGTTAATAAACACGTTGCTTTTGGACCACAGAAATTCTTACAACTAACAGGATCGTTTATTGGTAAATTAACAGTATGACTATATAAAGGCGAATTTATATCATTATAATTTATTACGGCATCCTTTGGATATGGAATTATTTTTTGCGAATATTGTTCAAAATCGGTTAGGCCTTCTACTATTTTTAAACGGTTACAAGATAAAGAACCATATTTTATTACTATCCAAAATAAAAATAAACTAACAAATGTATAAAGTATTGTATATTTATAATTTAATATCATATATACAATTTAGATTTTATTTATGTATATTTATAAATCTAAATTGTATAAATTTTTATATATATTTATTATAACTAATGTCGACCACAGAAGAAACAAATACAATTGATGAAAAAAAAGCAGAAGAATCAGGAACTTCAACAACTTCTCTTGATTTTAAAGGGTTTATCTCCAATTATTTATCAAGTATTATATTTACTATAGGAATATCTATATTTATTATTGGTGGACTTGGTTTATATACAACTAAAGTAGCCCAATCAAATATTCTTCCAGATAATATAGAACAAGCTCCATATACAATAATAGATCGTGTTGTTGAAAATATATCCGTTGATATAAATATTATACGACCCACCTTTTGGTCTGAAAATAAAGACACTTTTTCACAAAAAGCGGTATTTAATTCACAAGAGTATTTAGATAGTTTTAGTAATAGTTTTTTATGCTCTTTAAAATCCAAAGCGGACCCAAAAAGTGGTTCAAACGCAGCGTTGTTTTTTTCACGCGTATATGATAATTTAGTAGCTAAAAATTTATTAGCAATTAACACCATCTTTTTATACTTAAGTTATTTTCCTGAATCGATAATTATGCTTTTATATGGGTTCTTTGGTATATTTATTTGGTTTGGATTATATTTATTTAATATGTGTATTAGTATTTTTTATCATTTTATAAATATACCTGAATTATTTAGAGCGTCTTCAAATGTTAGTGATAATAATACAGATGCATTTGAATGGGAGTCTGACGATAATATTTCTTATATTCGATTACTTAAATTGTTATTTTTCTTTTTTATTTGGTTTCCAATTGGTCTAATTTCAACATTTGTAATGCCTACATTTTTTACTATTTATGGTTTGATTTCTCCATTATTTGCTACATATAATATTAATAAAACAAGAAAAACCTATAGTGTATATGATTTTATTATAGATACATTTGCATATAAAAAGTTATTCTTTTTTATCCTTGCTACTGTTAGTTTATTTACCAATGGGATCAAATATCTTGGTAATAATTCGGTTATTGGAATAATAGTGGCAGTTATGTTTGCTTATTTTATGGGGTTATATAATAATGAAATGCCTGATATTAATATAGACGGGTTTACATCAAAAATAAGAGAAAATATTAAACAAGCAAAAATTGCTCCTATTGATGAGACAAAGTTAGTAGAAATATGTAATCAAATAGTTATAGATGATGATAAAATAAAAAAAATAATTGCGAATGGGACATTCAGGAAACTAACAAAACCAACTGGCATTGGCGGTGACCGAGTTTCTAATAATGCTCCTCCACCTGTTTCAACAAACCCTTTTGTTCCTCCTGTTTCTAATAATGTTCCTCCTGTTTTAACAAACCCTTTTGCTCCTCCTACAGAACAACAAATGGGTGGAAAAAAACATAAAACAAAGAAATATAATATTAGATTAGTTTGATAAACTATTTAAAAATAAATAAAGATTTTAATTTAGATTATGGGAAATAATAAAAAGAATAAAAAGAATAAAACTAAAAACAATCCGTTTCCATTTGTTAGTTTATGTACCCCTACATTTAATCGTAGGCCATTTATACCATATATGATTAAATGTTTTGAACACCAAACTTATCCAAAAGATAGGATTGAATGGATAATTATTGACGATGGAACGGACCCCATCGGTGATTTAGTGAAACATATTCCACAAGTAAAATACTTTTATTACGAAGAAAAAATGCTTTTAGGTAAAAAACGCAATTTAATGCATAGCAAATGCTCTGGAGATATTATTATTTATATGGACGACGATGATTATTATCCTTCAGAAAGAATTTCACACGCAGTTGAAACACTAAAAAATAATCCAACTTTTTTAATCGCTGGGTTGTCTGAAATGCATATATATTTTGATTCTAGAAATGCGGTTTATCAGTGTGGCCCTTATAAACCATATCATTCAACAGCGGCTACATTTGCGTTTAAAAAGGAGTTGCTTTTACAAACAAAATATGATGATGAAATTGCCCTTGCAGAAGAGAATAAATTTACAAAAGGTTATACTATTCCATTATTTCAATTGGATACATTAAAAACAATATTAGTGTTTTCGCATAAACATAATTCGTTAAATAAAGAGACATTATTAGAAAATCCACAACATACAATTCCTTCTCGTTTTACAGTAGATGATTTTATTAAAGACCCTATTTTAAAACAGTTTTATATGTATGATATGAATATATTATTAGAAGAGTACGAACCTGGGAAACTGAAATATAAGCCAAAATTATTAGAACAAATAAAACAAATGGAAGAAAATAGAGAGAGAAAAATAGCGGAACACGCTAAAATGATTGAAACACAACAGCAATTTTTATCTACTATATATAATAAGTCAATAGATAAAGATATTGATGCTATTCGAAACGAATATGAGAAAAAATTAGAAAATAAAAATATATTAATAAATGAACTATTAAAAAAAATTAAAGAAATTACTATTGAATTGGCTGATTACAAATCTGGAAAATACAAATAAATAAATCTAGATAATAACTTTGCTAAAAGTACTTTTTTTGATAATTTGGTTAATTCCATTTTTTATTATAAAATAACAAACTTATATCAGCAAAGATATATAATTAAAATATATATATGGAAATAACTTAAAGATATAATTTAAAAGTAAGATATAATAATGGGACAAAATGATTGGGGGTTTGATGACTGGGACTATGATAATGAAGCTATACAAATAAAACCAAAGTTATTAATAAAAAATGCTGATAAACATTATGCGAAATATAATGTTCCGTTTAATAAAGTTTGGAAAGATGGAAAATACTATAAGACTATGGCTATTGAAAATTTTGGTTCTGGCCAACAAGGAAGTAGAATTAGAAATGCAGTAACAGGTGCGAGTTATCCACATTTAGTTGGAAAATCCGATGAAGATTTATATTTTAAAGTGATTGACTCAACTGGGCGTTATGGTAAAAATGCTCCGCTTATTTTGTTTTATGATACTCCAGAGCAATATGAGAACCATCGTTTTACTATTGTTGATACAAAAACAAAAGAAAGATGGTATGAGAAGACTTTGGCAGCAAGAAGTAGATTATTGAAATAAATGGTTTGTTTGACCACGTGTAAATAGATAATATTAATAACAATAATTAATAATATTATAGACTTTTAAAAATGAAAAACTTATTAAGAAAGTTCAATTTCTTCATCAGACAAAATATCTTCTGTTACAGATGCGTTTTCTTTGGTATATTTATCTAAATACCTATAAATGCGACTAATATCTAATTTAGAAATATTATAATTTTCAAATAATAATAACATTTCATTATCCGTAACATTATTATCAGTACACGTTTTTTTAAGACACATAAAGAATGCAAACATATCATTTTTATCCATATTTAATTCTTGACATAAATTTTGAATAAAAATAGAATTGTTATATTCGGTGGAATATTTTGTTAGTACTTTTGTAAATCTTACTTCAACTGGATTAAATTTTTGTTTCTTTTTTAAAGAAATTTCTTCGTGATATAGTTTATTATTTTTAAATGTTTTTATTAATGAACTCATTTCATTAAACTGCCAAATTTGTTTTTGAAATGTAATTCTATCAATATAATCTGAAAAACACATATTATCTAATATTTTTAAATATAATGGTACAGACTCTTTCTTATCTATTTTTCCTAAAACATCTATTATATTTTCGTGCCATAATAACCCAACAATTGTTCTATCAGTTTCATTCATTATTGTTTGATGTTCATTTATCGTATAATTATTATTAATTAATTTTTTTGTTATTATTCTTGTATCATCATTATAAGATTTCATCAAAAAAATATTTCGAATAACATTATTATTTAATATATTATGTTCATTTTTATATAATTCATACACTGATTTTAGTTTTCTTAAATCTCCTTGGATAAAATTCACTATATTACCTTTTATGTTTTTAT